GAGCAATTGGAGTAATACCTCCATTTATGAATATTGACATTAACTTAATGAATCAGGTTATAGATAAAGTAAAAGAAGAGGTAATCAGAGTTATCCCATGAAAGTAGGATTGATTGGTCTTGGTCGTATGGGCGAGGGTATGTCTCGCCGTATGATGAAAGCAGGCATTGAAACCTGGGGTTACAGACGCAACTATGCGAAGGCAGAGGAAGCGTTTGAAAAGGGGTATGTCAGTGGAGTTGCTACTACTTTGGAAAACCTTGTTCAAGCAGTTAAGCAGGGTAATAATCCTGGCATTTTTCAACTCGTTATTCCTGCAGAATTAGTAGAGGATACACTCAATGAGTTATTACAGTTTTGTGTGGAAGGCGATATTATTATTGATCATGGCAATTCCAATTTTAAAGACTCTAGACGCAGGGCAGAAAGGTTGTCTAAACTGGGCATCCAATATATTGACTGTGGCACTAGTGGTGGTGTTTATGGTTTGGAGCGTGGATATTGTCTTATGGTTGGTGGTACAGATACAGCAGTCGATGTATGTCGTCCTATTTTCGACGCCCTCTCACCAGGCATTAGTGCTGCCCCACGAACAAATAACGGAGACGGTTTCACTTGGTATCCAGAAGAGTATGGATGGATGTTCTGCGGTCCTGCAGGCGCTGGTCACTTTGTGAAGATGGTGCATAATGGCGTAGAGTATGGCATCATGCAAGCATATGCCGAAGGTTTCAATATTTTACATGAAGCAAATGCAGGTGCCAAGTATGTCAAAGAAGGAGATGCTGAAGTCGCTCCAATGGATAGCCCAGAAGACTATTGTTACGACATTAATGTTGCTAAGGTGGCTGAGTTGTGGCGTCGTGGTAGCGTGGTTGGGTCTTGGTTACTTGACCTTACCGCTGATGTTTTACGCAGCGATAGAGAGCTTAGCAAGTTCGATGGTGGTGTATCAGACAGTGGTGAGGGTCGTTGGACTGTTCATGCTGCTGTGGATCTTGGCGTACCCGCTCCTGTTATTAGTAGTGCGCTATACGAAAGATTTGGGTCAAGACGACTAGGTAAATTTGCAAATAAAATCCTCAATGGAATGAGGGCAATGTTTGGTGGTCATGACGTTCGCTGATGTCTTACTTTGGGGAGCACTACCGTTTGTATGTGCCACCATCTATTTCGGGCTACGAAAAGGTGAAAATAACTACTACGACTCAGAAGACTATAATGGAAATGGAACCGCTCACTAAAGGCATAGTTATCTTCGGTGCTACTGGAGATCTATGTAAAAGAAAACTTATTCCAGCACTTTATAAACTTTGGAAGAAAGATCTTCTTCCAAAGGGATTTTTAATTACTGGAGCTGCTAGGAGAGATATTGGAGTAAAAGCATGGAAAGAATCTCTTGGAGAATATCCAGAAGAATTCCTACATCAATTAGATTATGTTTCCTGTGACTTGTCTAGTCAGGAAAGTCTTAATAAACTTCCCGAAACGGACGATACAACATACTTTCTATCCGTTCCACCAGAACGATACGAATGGGCAATTATCAATCTCAAGCAAGGAGGATTTTTAGATGACCCAGAAACATCCCGTGTGGTTATTGAAAAACCCTTTGGGCACGATTTTAAATCTGCTGATCATCTATCAAATGTGGTTGCTAGACATCTACGGGAGAAACAAGTATATCGCATTGATCATTATCTCGGTAAAGATACTGTTAATAATATCCTTACCACCCGCTTTAGCAATATTCTACTGGAACCACTTTGGAACAGGCAGTACATAGACGAGATTCAAATCTTCGCTTCCGAAACTATTGGGTGTGAAGGTCGTGCTCAATACTATGATACAGCAGGTCAGGTTCGTGACATGCTACAGAACCATATTCTACAAGTGCTAGCACTCATTGCTATGGAACCTCCATGTAAAATGGATGCTAAAGAAATTAGAAGAGAAAAGACAAAGGTGCTTGCCGCCACTACAATGTCAACGAATACAATCTTGGGTCAATATGACACATATAAGTCCGAGTCAGGCGTTGATCCTGATAGTAATACTCCTACCTATTTTGCTGGTAGTTTATTCGTGCATAACTGGCGTTGGGAAGGAGTTCCTTTTCACGTCATGACTGGCAAGAAAATGCCTTATCAATGTGTAGAGGTTGTTGTTAAACTCAAAACACCTCCACTAAAATTATATGATGGTGAGACTGGAGATCGTATTGTAATGCGTCTTCAACCAAATCCCCACCTTGATATTCGTATGGATATGAAGTCTCCTGGTCTAAATGATAATTTAGAACTTGCTACATTATCATATGATTACCCACAGGATAGAGCGATTGATGGTTATGAGAAACTTCTTTATGATGCTATTAATGATGATCAATCACACTTCGTTCATGCCGACGAGGTAATGGAATCTTGGAGGATCGTAGATGACCTTCTGTGTACTGGCGATTCTTGCCCAATTCGTACTGTCCCTTATCTGTACCGCGGTGGGTGGGGACCAGAACACAAAACACAATTCATAACTGATTGGGATTATCCAGCATGATTTTGTTTGTTAGACATACAATGGAAAGTTCTTGGGGGATAGGCATTTTGTCTCTACTACTAATAGTAGTTCCTATCATTGGTATAAACATAGTTCATAATAAATCGTAGCTTATTGTTACACTATTTTTATATACATAGATCTATAATCATGCTGTAGTTCGTTTCAACTCACATGCCAGAAAATAAAGAAATGTCCGACCTTTCTATGTCGAGGGCAGAGTGTCCGAAATGTGGAGCAGTTTGGATAAACGGTCAGCACTATTGGTCTGGTACAGGAGCGAAAGGAAACGATTTAGATCTTGCTGGTCTTGTTTGTAACAAGTTAGGAAACCATCAATGTATCAATCCCCAAAGAGGTGAGGTTGGTGGAGACACTTGGGAAAAGAGACTTGAAGAGTTAGAAGAGAATGGTCCAGAATTTCCGCCCAATAAATAGTTTATATGACTAGTATGTGATGGGCGCTGGAGACGATATTTATCTTGGTAATCCGCTTCTAAAAAAAGCGAATGTACAGATTGATTTTACCAAGAAACAAATCCAAGAATATGTCAAGTGTAAAGAAGATCCAGTATACTTTACTAAGAACTATGTACAGATTGTTTCTCTAGATGAAGGTCTTGTACCATTCAAAATGTGGGACTTCCAGGAAGAACTGATTAGGAAGTTTCACCACAATAGATTTAACATTGCTAAACTACCTAGACAGACTGGTAAGTCTACTACGGTGGTTTCCTATCTGTTGCACTATATTCTCTTTAATGACAACGTTAACATTGGTATCCTAGCAAACAAAGCATCTACTGCTAGGGACCTTTTGGCAAGACTTGCAACAGCATATGAAAATCTACCAAAGTGGATCCAGCAAGGTGTGGTAGTATGGAACAAAGGAAACATCGAATTAGAAAATGGCAGTAAGATATTGGCAGCTTCTACGTCTGCAAGTGCTGTCCGAGGTATGTCGTTTAACATCATCTTTCTCGACGAGTTCGCGTTCGTCCCGAATCACATTGCTGACTCGTTCTTTGCATCTGTTTATCCTACTATTACTTCTGGTAAAAGCACGAAAGTAATTATCATTTCTACCCCACAAGGTATGAACCACTTCTATAAGATGTGGCAAGACGCTGTTAGTGGTAGAAACGGATACACATACCACGAAGTACACTGGTCACAGGTTCCTGGTAGGGATGCCAAGTGGAAAGAAGAAACTATCAAGAACACGTCTCAGCGTCAGTTCACACAAGAGTTTGAGTGTGAATTTCTGGGATCGGTTGACACACTAATCTCTGCTGCCAAACTTAAGGCACTAGTGTTTGAAGAACCAATTAGTCAAAATAAAGGTTTGGATATTTATGAGAAACCAAAAGAAAAGTCAGAATATCTTCTTACAGTTGATGTTAGTAGGGGTATTGGCGGAGACTATTCTGCTTTTATTGTTTTTGACATTACAACAGTTCCCTACCGTATAGTAGGAAAATATAGGAACAATGAAGTTAAACCAATGTTGTTCCCAAACATTATTAACGATGTTGCTAGAGCATATAACAATGCCTGGGTGTTAGCAGAAGTTAACGATATTGGCGATCAGGTAGCGTCAATTTTAAATTATGACCTTGAATATCCTAACGTGCTCATGTGTGCCATGAGAGGGCGAGCAGGGCAGATTGTGGGGCATGGATTTTCTGGAACCAAAACCCAGTTGGGTGTAAAGATGAGTGTGACTGTGAAGAAGGTTGGTTGTGCTAACTTAAAAAGTATTATTGAGGATGATAAACTAATCTTTAATGATTATGATATTATTAACGAGTTGACTACTTTTATTCAGAAGAAACAATCCTTTGAAGCTGATGAAGGGTTTCATGATGATTTGGTAATGTGTATGGTAATCTTTGCTTGGCTAGTCCAACAAGATTATTTCAAAGAAATGACTGACAATGATGTTCGTAAAAGAATATATGACGAACAAAAAAATCAAATTGAACAAGATATGGCACCATTTGGATTTATCACCACTGGATTAGAAGGAGATGATGGATTTGTAGAAGATGGATCTTTGTGGGAATATGGTGACAAACAAGAAGACGTTTCGTATATGTGGAATACATATTGATGGACCTAGAAGATCAGTTTTCACTAGAACACTTACTTTTTAAAGAAAGAGTATGTAGAACTTGTGGACAGAAAAAAGATTTACTCACTGATTTTTATCTAACAAGAAAGAATAAAAGACCTCTACCATCAGCATATTCTTACGAGTGTAAGGATTGTACAATAAAAAGAATTACTGAGAAGAGGAAAGAAGAATATAACCCAGTTCCTAGGATAAAAGATGTATATCCTGACTGGTAGTTTGTTCGTGTGTTGTTTCCCCAGTGGAAAACTCGGAAATAATAAATATTTTTAGATTAAAATCTGGATACCTACACAGGAGAAAAACATGGCAAGTCTTATCTCGCCTGGTATTGTAATCAAAGAACGTGACTTAACTAATGCCGTAGTAACAAACACCTCAGCAATCTCTGGTGCTTTTGCTTCGACATTTGCCAGAGGTCCCGTTGGAGAGATTGTAACTATCAGCACCCAACAAGAATTGTTGGATATTTTTGGTAAGCCTAACAACACTAATGCTGAAGATTGGTTCGTAGCATCCGAGTTTCTAAACTACGGCGGAAGACTTGCTGTAGTTCGTGCTGAAACTTCAGGACTTGCTTCTGCCGCTGCTGGCGCTGCTGGTGCTGTTACAGTAAAAAACGAATCTGACTGGCAAGGTGGAGTCGGATCTGGAAAAGATTTTGTTGCTAAAACACCTGGCGACTGGGGAAACTCTTTAAAAGTTGTTGTAGTTGACAGAGGTCCCGATCAAATCGTCACCCTCGACGGTATGCCCGATACGATTCCAGTCGTTGGCAGCACCGTAACTTTCAATGAAGGCGGCAATTCCATCGAAGCTACAGTAGAAGGATATGATCCTGTAACCTATGAACTATCAATCAAAACCTCTACTTACATAACAGCAGCTGCTGAGTTAGAAGATGGTAATGAAATTGCTACTTTTGTTGTTAACGCTCCAGTAGAATCAGGAAGAACTCCTGGTACTTACAACCCACCAGCAGATGCTAAAGGTGCTACGTTCCAAGTCGTGGTTAACGATGCTGGCGGAGAAGCGGGTGGATCCCCAAGTGGAGAAGGTGGTACAGTCGTAGTAACTCTACTAACTGCTGGCGATGGTTACGAGGTTAATGAGGATATCGTTATTGCTGGTGCTGATACAGGAAATGGTTCTGATATCACCATTACTGTTGCTAGTCTAGATAGTGACATTAATGTTACTGCTGTAAGAAACTGGTGGACAACTACCACTGTTGGTGGTATTTCCCTTTCTGATATTGGTCCACGTCCTGGTACTTCACAATACGCTTCAGATCGTGGTTTAAGCGACGATCAAATTCACGTTGCTATTGTAGACACAACTGGAGACATTTCTGGAACTGCTGGAACAATTATCGAACGTTCTCTTTATCTTTCCAAGTTGAGTGATGGTAAGGGTGCTGAAGGTCAAACTGCTTACTGGAAGTCCGCTATCAATGAAGGTTCCCAGTACGTTTATGCTGGTGCTACTCTAGATGAAGCGACTGGTGCTGGCGAGGCATGGGGACAAGAATCTACTTCTCTCGAAAGTGGCGATGCTTTCAAACTTGGTGGTGTTCTTGAGTACAACTTAACTGGCGGTACTGATGATTATGATTACGACTCTGGTGAAATCACCAGTGCTTATAGCATATTCACCACCGACGAAGAAGCTTCTGTTGACTTTGTTCTTATGGGCGGTTCGATGGCGGATGAAGTTGATACCAAAGCAAAGGCATCTTCTGTAATGTCTGTAGCACAAACAAGAAAAGATTGTATTGCTTTTGTATCTCCCCACAAAGGAAATCAAATTGGATCTTCTGGTGCTTTAACTAAAAATCAGCAGAAGACAAATACACTCAACTTCTTCTCAACACTATCTTCTACTTCTTACGCTGTATTTGATAGTGGTTATAAGTACATGTATGATCGTTTCAACGATGTTTATCGCTGGATTCCTTGTAACGGAGATGTTGCTGGTCTTTGTGTTTCTACTTCTGCTACACTTGATGACTGGTATTCCCCCGCTGGAACCAATCGTGGTGGTTTAAGAAACGCTGTTAAACTTGCTTACAACCCAACATCTGCTGATAGAGACGAACTTTACCAAGCAAGAATTAATCCTATTACTTCTTTTGCTGGTTCTGGTATCATCTTATTTGGAGATAAGACTGCTCTTTCTTCGCCTTCTGCTTTCGATCGTATCAACGTTCGCCGTCTCTTCTTGAATGTTCAGAAGAGAGCAGAGTCTCTTGCTAAGGGAGTCTTGTTTGAGCAAAACGATGCTACAACTAGAATTGGTTTTGCTTCTGCCTTGAATTCTTACCTCAGTGAGATTCAAGCAAGAAGAGGAGTTACCGACTTCCTCGTAGTTTGTGATGATACTAACAACACACCATCTGTAATTGATCGTAATGAGTTTGTTGCTGAAATCTACATGAAACCAACACGCTCTATCAACTACATTACTGTTACTTTAACAGCAACCAAGACTGGTGTTTCCTTCAGTGAAGTTATCGGTTCTTGATAATTATATTCACAAACATTTAGAGGAAATCAAAAATGGCAACTCGTATTAACAACTTCATTCAGAATATTGGGCAGGGCGTCAAGCCCAATATGTTCTCCATTGATATTCAATGGCCTGCTGGAAACCTAGTAGGTGGTGTTCCTTCAGACGCTACAGAGAAAGATTTGATTAATGTTCTCTGTAAATCCGCTGCCCTTCCTGCTTCAAATCTCGGAGTAATCGAAGTTCCTTTTCGTGGTAGAACAGTCAAGATCGCTGGTGATCGTACTTTCGATACTTGGACTGCTACTTTCTTTAATGATAAGGACATGATGATTCGTTCTTATTTCGAGTCATGGTTAGAGTCCATGAACACACATGAAGGTAACTTCTCGCCTAACTTTATCCCCAATCAAGGTGATGGTTACATGTGTGATGTTAAAGTCAAGCAACTCGAAAAGCATGGTGTTGAAGGCGGTCAAGTTCTTAGAGAGTATACTCTCAAGCACGCTTTCCCAACTAACGTTTCTCAAATTGATCTTGCTTATGATAGCAATGATCAGGTTGAAGAATTCTCTGTAGAATTCCAATATTCTTATTGGTTGGTTGGAACTCCTTCTTCTAGCAATCTAGATGGTGGAGTAGCTAGTGACAGAGATGGTGCTCAAAAAGTAGTTGAACTTTGATATAATAAATAGATCTATAGGAAAATAGATCTATTGAGATGAGTCAACTTTTCGGTTTTATTATTAATAAGAATGGTGAGGATAGGGGTCAATCCCCTATCCCACCAAATCAAGATGACTCCGTAGCTGTAGCAGCTGGGGGTCATTTTGGTACATATGTGGATGTTGATGGCTCACAAGGTAGAAACGAATATGAGTTGATTAAGCGTTATAGAGACATGGCGCTTCATCCAGAATGTGATTCTGCTATCGATGAAATTGTCAATGAATTTGTTGTTAGTGATGCTGACGATTCTCCAGTAGAAATTGAGTTATCTAATCTTGATGTCAGTGCTGGTGTAAAGAAAAAAATTAGAGATGAGTTTAACTACATCAAAAGACTTTTAAATTTCGACAAGAATGCTCACCAAATCATTAGGACTTGGTACATCGACGGTCGTACATATTACCATAAAGTTATAGATTTAGATAAACCCAAGCGTGGTATCCTAGAGCTTCGTTACATCGATCCTCTCAAGTTACGTAAAGTAAGACAAAAAATTAAAAGTCCTGAAGCAACAACTCAAGGAGCAAAAGGAACTGCTCTTGAGTATGACTGGGGAGATTATATTGATTATTATATTTACAATCCCAAAGGTTATGCTAATGCCATGACCGTCAACGCTACATTTGATTTCGCTTCTTCAAATGGAATCAAGATGGCAGCGGATTCTATTGCTAAGTGTAACTCAGGTTTGATGGATCTGAACAAGAAGCAACCTTTAAGTTTCTTACATAAAGCAATCAAGTCACTCAATCAGCTTCGTATGATTGAAGACTCTCTTGTTATCTACAGATTGTCACGTGCTCCTGAGCGTAGAATTTTTTACATCGATGTTGGCAATCTACCTAAAGTCAAAGCGGAACAATATCTCCGTGATGTGATGGCACGTTATCGTAACAAACTTGTTTACGATGCCAGCACTGGAGAAATTCGTGATGACAAAAAGCATATGAGTATGCTAGAGGATTTCTGGTTGCCTCGTAGAGAGGGTGGACGTGGTACTGAGATCACAACTCTACCTGGCGGACAGAACCTTGGCGAACTTAAAGACGTTGAGTATTTTAAAAAGAAGCTTTATAACTCTCTCAATCTTCCCCCTTCTAGACTTACAGACGATAACAAAGGATTTAACCTCGGTAAAACCACTGAAGTCCTTCGTGACGAACTTAAGTTCGCCAAGTTTATCGGAAGATTACGTAAAAGATTTAGCGAACTATTTCACGATCTTCTCAAAACTCAACTCATCCTCAAAGGAGTAATTGCTCCAGAAGATTGGGAAGACATGGAAGAGCATATTCAGTATGACTTCTTGTTTGACAATCATTTCAACGAATTGAAAGAACAAGAGATGATGACTCAACGTCTCGCTCTCGTTACTCAAATGGATCCTTTTGTCGGAAAGTATTTTTCAGTTGATTATATTCGTCGTCAGATTCTTGGTCAAACTGATAAAGAAATGAAGGAACTTGATAAGCAAATGAAGGGTGACATTGCTTCTGGTGTTGCTATGGATCCTGCCGATATCAATATGTTTGATACTATGGATCGTCAAAATGATGCTTTTGCTCCAGAGATTGATGCTCAAGCAGCAGACGATGCTCAAGAAAGAGAGATTGAAAAAATGAAGGCATTACCAAAACCCTCTCCAGCACCAAAAAACAATTCTGATAAATAATTAATATCTTTAACTATTATTATGAGTGACCAACCACTAGATTCTGAAGTTCTTAACGTTGTCAATTTAATTGCTGACAAAAAAAGAGCAGACGCTTTAGATAAGATCCATGATATTCTATACGCCAAGGCGTCTGGAACTATTGATACATATAAAAGAACTGTAGCTGATACATTCTTTGATGAACCAACTGGAGAAATTCCCGAAGAACAATGAAACTAATTACAGAGAGCATAGAAGACATCCAAATCCTAACCGAGGATAAAGATGGTAAAAAACACCTTTACATCGAAGGTGTATTTCTTCAGTCGGAAATTAAAAACCGAAATGGAAGAGTTTACCCATTCAGTGTTCTTGAAAAGGAAGTTAATCGTTATAACGAAGAATATGTAAAACCAGGCAGAGCACTTGGAGAACTTGGTCATCCAGATGGACCTACTGTTAATCTTGATCGTGTATCACACAAGATCACATCATTAAGGGCAGAAGGAAATAATTTTATTGGTAAAGCAAGAGTTTTAGATACTCCTATGGGAACTATTGCCAAGAATCTTCTTGGTGAGGGTGTAAAACTAGGAGTTTCTTCTAGAGGTATGGGATCTCTTAAAGAAGAGAATGGCGTTAAATATGTCGGTGAAGACTTTATGCTTGCTACTGCTGCTGATATTGTAGCAGATCCTTCTGCTCCTGATGCTTTTGTTAATGGAATTATGGAAGGAAAAGAATGGGTTTGGGAAGGAGGAATCCTTCGTGAGAAACAAATCCAAGAATTAAAAGATAATATTGATAGGTCATCCAAAATCGAATTAGAGGAAAAAATTCTTTCCGCTTTCGATCAGTTCCTTTCAAATCTTTGATATCATAAATAAATTTAGAATATACTAGATACAATCGAGGAAAACTCAAATGTCAGATATGTTAAACGAAAAGTTTGAGGAGTTTGCCAGTGAGCACGCAGCAGTCCTCGCTGAGGCAGGACAAGATCCAATGCCAACCGTTACTGCTGCTGTTATTCCTGGTGAAGCCGCTGCTTCAGGTCAATCACAAACTGCTGTAAACGCCAAAGCTGCTTCTGGCGAAGGTGCTACAGGACACGCTGCTCCATTACAACCCAGCATTGCTATCGGTCAGAAAGCACCTGCTGAAGTTAATAGTGTAACAACTACACCACATGAGCATGATGAAGATGGTGATGAGAATCCTGGTGCTAAGGCTGCTGCTCCTATTTCTGGTGGCATTTCTGGCGAACCAAACCGTGGCGCTTCTAACACAGATCTTCCTAACGGCACTGCTCCTAAGTTCGGCAGTGAGATTGCTTATGGAACCAAGGAAGGTGGTAGCGTAACATATCCCATCAAACCCAAGTTTGAAGATCTCGACGTATCTAGTGATGTCGCTGCTCTAACTGAGGGCACCGAACTATCAGAAGAGTTTGCTGAAAAAGCAAAAACAATTTTTGAAGCTGCTGTTAAGTCTAAGTTATCTGAGGAGTGGACTAAACTCGAAGAGCACTACAAGACACAACTAGAAGAGCAAGTTGAAGGCGTTAAGAAAGAACTTGCTGAAGAAGTTAACGGCACTGTCAACTACGCTATCAGCAAGTGGCTTGAAGAAAATCAAGTTGCTGTTGATCGTGGAATCAGAAATGAGATTACTGAAGACTTTATTGTTGGTCTTAAGAATCTCTTTGAAACACACTACATTAATGTTCCTGACGAGAAAGTAGACGTTCTCGAAGGACTAACTGAAGATCTTTGTAAGATGGAAGAACGCCTTGACGAACAGGTCAAAGCTAATATTGAACTTCAAAATCGTCTTAATGAGTCTGCTAAGCAAATCATCGTCAAGCAAATTGCCGAAGATCTAGTAGACACACAAAAAGACAAACTAGCATCCCTTGCTGAGGGAGTTGAGTTTACTAACGAGGAGGAATTCTCTAAGAAACTTAACACTATTAAGGAATCATACTTCCCTAAAGAAGGTGCTCCTAAAGTAGTTGCCGACGAAACACCAGTGGAATCCGAAGAAATTGCTCCAGCAATGGCAGCATACCTTCAGGCAATGAACCGCTGGGGTAAGTGATTTACTAAATAATTACATCACATTTCCTTAACCCATCCAATCTCGGAGATAAAAATGTTTAACGCATCCCATCTCCAGGAAAAGTGGTCCCCTGTTCTTAACCATGGCGAAGCTCCTGAAATCCAGGATCGCTACAAGAGAGCAGTAACCTCTGTACTCCTGGAAAACCAAGAAAGAGCTCTTCGTGAAGAGCGCGGCATGATCAATGAGGTCGCCGTAAACTCACTAGGCGCTAGCACCGTATCCCCTGCTGGTTCGGCACTCGCTTCCAACAACACCGCTGGTCTTGCTGGTTTCGATCCCGTTCTAATCAGCCTCGTTCGTCGTGCTATGCCTAACCTCATGGCATATGACGTATGTGGTGTCCAGCCTATGTCTGGTCCCTCTGGTCTTATCTTCGCTATGAGATCTCGCTACGAGAACCAAGGCGGCGAAGAGGCACTGTTCAACGAACCTGATGCTGGATTCACTGCTGGTCTCGACGCTAACGCTGGTGACTATGTTCCCCGTACAGGCGCTGGTGTCGGTGGCGACGCAGAAGGTAACAACCCTGCTCTCCTCAACGATTCCTCCCCTGGAACCTATGAGGTTCCCCGTGGTTTCTCTAGAGAAGATCTTGAGCAAGCTGGCGATGCTGGCAAGTTGTTCCGTGAGATGTCCTTCAGCATCGAGAAGACCTCTGTGACCGCTAAGTCCAGAGCACTCAAAGCTGAGTACACCTTGGAACTCGCTCAAGACCTCAAGGCGATCCATGGTCTAGATGCTGAGCAAGAACTCGCTAACATCCTTTCTAGCGAAGTCCTTGCTGAGATCAACCGTGAAGTCGTCCGTCGTGTTTACAGCGTTGCTAAGCCTGGTGCTCAGAACAACGTTGCTAACGCTGGTATCTTCGACCTCGACGTTGACAGCAACGGTCGTTGGTCTGTTGAGAAATTCAAGGGTCTTCTCTTCCAGATTGAGCGTGACGCTAACGCTATCGCCCAAGAGACTCGTCGTGGAAAGGGCAACTTCCTCATCTGCTCTGCTGATGTTGCTTCCGCCCTCGCTATGGCTGGCGTCCTTGATTACTCCTCTGGTCTCACTGGCGCTGGTGGTCCTGCCATCGGTACTGTTGATGACACTGGCAACCTTGCTGTTGGTACTATCAACGGCAGAATCAAGGTCTATGTCGATCCTTATTCCGCTAACCTAAGCGACAAGCACTACTACGTAATGGGTTATAAGGGCACCTCCCCTTATGACGCTGGACTCTTCTACTGTCCTTACGTTCCCCTCCAAATGGTTCGTTCCATCGATCCTAACAACTTCCAGCCCAAGATTGGCTTCAAGACTCGTTACGGCATGGTTTCCAACCCATTTGTTACCACTAACGGTGCTTACAATGGTACTCCTGACGGTGAGACCCTCACCGCCAACACCAACATGTACTACCGTCGTGTTCAGGTCACCAACCTCATGTGATTTCTGTCACGATATGAACACAGGGTGCCGAAAGGCACCCTTTTTTTATGCTTAAATAGGTAATATGGTATTATGTTTTATGCCAAGGAGTATCATGTTAAAAGCAGACATGCTTGCCAGGATTTATAAGTTGAAAACTTCATTATATAATGGAGAGCACAAAGAAAAACCAGGACTATGGCACGATGGTGCCCACGATGCCTTAAATAAAGTTTTAGATATTTTACAAGAATATAGACAATGAAAGATTTAGATTTTATCGATGCTTTAATGGAAAAAGCAATCAAGATGAAGACTGATATTCTTATGGAAGAACCATGTCCAATCTACGATGGTGATGCCGAGGACTGGGAAGACTTCTGGTTTAATGAGGATAAATAGTTTTGCTTGGAAATTGATTTATGCCTGCCGATTGGTACAAGGAACAGATTAGCAATAGAAACTACCTCTCTCCAATTGGATTCAAACTCCAGTTAGAAAAATTTAGAGGGGTAGATTTCTTTTGCCAGAGAGTAAATCTCCCTGATGTTTCTATGCCTTTCACCGAAGTCCCAACAAGGTTTCGTCAATTTCCTATCGTAGCTGGTGGCGGGGTAGAATATGGGGACTTTTCAGTTTCATTTATTGTTGATGAGGAACTGATAAATTGGAAATCAATTTTTGATTGGATTAGACAAAATGGTGTGTCTGAAGAACATATGCCAACCATAGAACCAGAATACAGTGGCGGACAACTTTTAATTTACACATCATCATATAATGTAAATCATGTAATTGATTTTGAAAATCTATTTCCAATTAGTATATCTGAGATGAATTTTGATGCTTCATCTAGCGATGTTGAATACTTTACAGCTCAAGTCAATTTCAAGTATACTGGATATACCATTCGTGATAAATCATTTATTCAATGAAATTTGACCAATTACATACCAAGTTTGAAAAAATTAAAGCAGAGTGGGCAGAAGATAGTCATGTTGACTTTGAATTCAAAAACAAAAATTACACAGCAGATCTAGGAAAAATCTCAATGGAGATCCCTTTCCAGCATAATAAATACTTAAACCATTACACCGATCTTTCACAGATTAAAACTAGTCTGGAATTTGAAGTCCGTAAATTGGTCCGAGAAAAACGAGAGTATTACAGCGGGGAGGCTGAAGCAAAAGTATACGCTGAAAAACCATTCGGATCCAGTATTAAAACCGCCGACAAGATGAAAGTTTATCTTGAGTCGGACGATGACATCATTAACCAAGAGGCAAAGATCAAATATATTGATCAAATGCTTTATTTTCTAGACAATGTTTTGAAAATGATTTCTCAAAGAAATTATCATGTGAAGAACGCGATTGAATGGGAGAGGTTTATTAATGGAAACTAATGTCCCTGATTACTGTCAAGAAGAAGAATGAGGTTTACCTCACTGTCAATTCTGAGCAACACGTACACCATGAACTAGCGGATTACTTTTCTTTTGAATTACCAGAGGCAAAGTTTTTAAAGCGACAACCTAGATTTAGATACTGGGATGGAATGATTCACCTGTACTCTCCTGCTACAGGTGAATTGTATGGTGGTTTACTTCCCCACCTAAAGCAATGGTGTACAGAAAGGAAGTATAGACTTTCGTATGAAGAGAATGATTGGTACGGTCTACCAGAAGAGAGTAACGATTTAGTCTCTCCTGCTGGCGTTAAGGTCTACATGGACAAGATTTGTAAGTACAAACCAAGAGACTATCAGTACGCCACCGTATACAAGGCTCTAAAGAATAACCGAGGACTGTTCCTGTCTCCAACAGGTTCTGGTAAGTCGATGATGATATATAGCATCGTCAGATATTATGTTGCAACTGAGAAAAAGATTCTGCTAGTGGTTCCTACCACATCTCTAGTAGAGCAGATGATTAAAGACTTTAAAGACTATGGATGGAACGCCGATGAATACTGTCATACCATATATTCAGGCAAAGATAAAAATACTGACAAACCAGTTGTCATCTCTACATGGCAGTCAATCTACAAGTTCCCCAAAAGATACTTTGATGACATTGACTGTGTTATCGGAGATGAAGCACATCTATTTAAGTCAAAGTCATTGACAGGGATCATGACCAAGCTACACAACGCTAAGTACCGTTTTGGATTCACAGGTACTCTAGATGGTAGCAAGACTCATAAGTGGGTCCTAGAGGGTCTCTTCGGGCACTGTGAGAAGGTTACTAAAACCGATGACCTAATCAAGCAAGGATTCCTTTCTAACTTTAGGGTAAAAGTTCTTGTGTGTAAACATGAGTCGAAATCTTTTGCTGATTATCATGAAGAGATGGAGTACATTGTTACACATCCCAAAAGAAATAACCTCATTAAAAATTTAATAAGAGATATTGAAGGCAATACACTAGTGTTGTTCAACTTCGTTGAGAAGCATGGTGAACCATTATACGAAATGATAAATAATGATATTGGAGGTAACCGAAAAGTATTTTTTGTACACGGTTCCACAGATGTTGAAGATCGTGAGTTAGTAAGAGAGATCGTAGAACAGGAATCCAATGCTGTGATTATTGCTTCCTACGGCACATTTTCTACAGGAATCAACATTAAAAAACTAGATAACATTATTTTTGCTTCACCATCTAAATCAAGAGTAAGAAACTTACAGTCCATTGGTAGGGTCTTACGTAAAGGCGGAGAAAAAGATGTCGCTACTTTGTATGATATTGCTGACGACATTTCTACAAAAACTAGACAGAATTACACACTAAATCATTTGGTAGAACGATTGAAGATTTACCAAGAAGAAAACTTTAAGTATGAAGTAATACCTATTAAATTAAAATAATATGGAAGAAGAATTTTACTCAACAATAAAATTAACTAGCGGTGAAGAAATTGTAGCTAAAGTTAGTTACATTACTGAAGAAGAAAGTTTGTTTGTATTTAAACCAATGAAAGTTGAAATGGTTAAAACAAAAAAACTAGGACAAATGGTTGAAGGTTTCCATTTAACAGAATGGATCCATGCTACATATGACGATTCTTTCATTATTCCTATGGAAAGAGTCATAACAATGAGTGAGTTAGATCCAAGAATTGAAAGGTATTATCTTAAGGTATTAGATAATAATCCTGAAAATGAATCTGAAGAACCTGGAAGAGTACCATCTGAACAACTTTCAAATAGGATGGGATACTTAGGTTCAATTAATGAAACCAAAAAAGCTCTAGAGAATATCTATAAAAGAAGCTAATTAGCTATTATTTCCTTTGAACCCTGACAGAGTTATTCTACTGAGTTTCTGAGGATTTGTCAAGCTTGACATAACAACCTTGTTGAACTATACTAAGATCATGATAAGCAAACAGTAACATGTCCTATGTCAAAAAAGAACACAGAGTATTACGTCAATAACAAAGATTTTCTGGAAGCAATCACTGTCTTCAAAAACAAAGTAAAATTAGCAGAAGAAACTGGGAAAACTCCTCCTCGTATCCCACATTACATTGGAGATTGTTTTTTGAAGATTGCTACCCATCTTTCTTATAAACCCAACTTTGTGAATTACACTTTTCGTGAAGACATGATTTCAGATGGTGTTGAAAACTGTGTTCAGTATATCAATAACTTTGATCCAGAAAAATCTAAAAACCCGTTTGCTTATTTTACTCAAATTATTTACTACGCCTTTCTTCGTCGTATTCAGAAAGAGAAACGTCAAAATGATATCAAACAAAAGATCTTGGAGAAGACTGGATTTGATCACGTTATGCACACAGACACTTATGATGGTGACATGTCTGGCATGAATTCTAGTTATTCTGATATGGGTAGTATTAAAGAAAATATTGAAATTAGAATGAATCGATGACTGTAGCACTTATTACGGATCAACATTTAGACGGCAGAAAAGGTAGTCTTACTTTTTGGAATTATTTTGAGAAATTTTATGACGAAGTTTTTTTCCCAACTCTTGAAAAACGAGGAATCAAGACAATCATTGATCTCGGGGATACATTTGACAACAGGAAGAGCATTGATTTTAATGTTTGGAGTAGGATTCGTCGGTCTTATTTTGATCGCTTGGCTAGCATGGGCATCACTGTCCACATGATTTTGGGAAACCATTGTGTTTATTATAAGAATACTAATTCTATCAACTCACCTGAATTGCTTCTAGATGATTATGAGAATATATCGGTTTACACTGGAGTTAATACAGTTAACATTGACGGTACTGAAATTTGTCTCGTCCCCTGGATTAATAAAGAAAACCAAGAAGAAACGTTTTCGCATCTTGAAGGCACGAATGCCGAGATCGTCATGGGGCACCTCGAACTGTCTGGATTTGAAATGAACCCAGGATTTTTGATGGATCATGGTTTAGATCCAAAAATCTTTAGTAGGTTTAAACAAGTTTTTTCTGGACATTACCATCACAAATCAAGCAAAGGTAATATCACATACCTTGGTAATCCCTACCAGATGTTCTGGAATGATTATAAGGATGATCGTGGATTTCATCTTTATGAACCTTCTACGAATAAACTAGAATGGATCAAGAATCCTTTTCAAATCTTCCAGAAACTTTACTACAATGATGTTGCTATTAGAAAACACATTGTAGATCCAGAGATTTATAAAGACACCTATGTCAAGTTAGTTGTTGAACAGAAACAAAACTATGCTGAATTTGAAAGAGTTGTCGAATCTCTTTATGATGTTGGAGCACATGATGTAAAAATTGTAGAAACATTTGTAGAAGAAAATTCTGATGAAGAATCTAATCTTGAAATAAAAGATACAATTACACTTCTTAATGAATATGTTGATGACATCGATGTGTCTGTAGACAAAACCGAACTTAAAAATCTTATGAGATCACTATATATTGAAAGTTGTGAAATGGTGTAATGTTTATCCTTACTCTAGAACAAAAACCAGATGGTGTCTTCTCTGTTCTTAGTGATGATGGAGATAGAGTCATTCCTATTTTTGAGAGTGAGGATGATGCTGAACGTTACAACATAATGATGACAGTGGAAGAGGAGGACAGTCCTCCTTTACAGGTTGTGGAAATAGACAGAGAAATTATTGTCACAGCATGTGAGGAAAGATTCCACAAATATGCTATAATTACCAAAGACGATTTCCTTATCCCGCCGAAAGATATAGAATGATTACATTTAAAAAAATCCGTTGGAAAAACTTTCTTTCGACGGGAAATGTGTTTACTGAAGTTGACTTTCTTTCCCATAAAACAAATTTAATTATTGGTGCTAATGGTGCTGGCAAAAGCACTGTTCTTGATGCGTTGACGTTTTCTTTGTTTGGAAAACCGTTTCGTAAGATCAACAAACCTATGCTGGTTAACAGCGTCAATGAAAAAGATTGTGTTGTAGAAGTTGAATTTGATGTTGGTAAAACAGAATATAAAATTGTACGTTCTATAAAACCTTCTAAGTTTGAGATCTATTGTAACAATCAAATTTTGAATCAAGAAGCTTCTGTTGTAGATCAACAGAAACAACTTGAACAGAATGTTCTTAAGATGAATTATAAATCCTTTACACAGATTGTTGTGTTGGGGTCATCTACGTTTGTTCCTTTCATGAGACTGCCAGTAGCAGCACGTCGTGAAATTATTGAAGACATTCTGGACATTCAAATCTTTTCTGTTATGAATACTTTGTTGAAAGATAAGGTTAGAGAAAACAATGATGTTCTTAGAGATCTTCAGTATGAGTTGAAGACAGTAAATGATAAGATTGAATTACAAAAATCTTTCATGTTTGAACTAGAAAAGAAAACTAAGTCTGAAGTTGAAAAGAAAGAAGCAATTATCGAAACTTTGAAAGATGATAAAAAAATAGCATTTACGAATATTGCTAATCAAAATGATATTCTTTCTAACTATAATATTGAGTTAAAAACTCTTGCTGATAATAAAAAGAAACTCAAGCAACTTAATACCTTTCGTGTAAAAATCCAGCAAAAGATTAATACCTGTAAAAAAGAGACTGAGTTTTTTATTAACAATCATGTGTGTCCCACCTGTACACAAGAAATTGGTCAAGACTTCCGAGATCAAAAAATTAATGAGGGTGACAAAGAATTACTGACTTTAGAGAAAGGATTTACAGATCTCGAAAAGTCTATTGAACACGAAGAAAAGCGTGAGACAAAGTTCATAGAACTTTCTGAAAAAATTGTTAAAACTAATTCTGTCATCAGTCAATTGAACTACGAGATTACTTCCCTCGATCAACAGATTGGAGATCGTGAGATGGAAATTGAAGAACTTCAGTCTCCTACAAGTAGTAAGAAAGCAGAGTTGGAGAAGCTTACTGCTATGGTCGATGAAAAGAAAAAGACTAATGAAAACTTTCTGTCATCTAAAAAAGATAAAGATACATTAACAGTTGCTTCACAATTGCTCAAAGATAATGGTATCAAGAGTAAAATCATTAAACGTTATCTACCTGTCATGAACCGAGTGATCGGTGAATATCTAAGGAAGATGGATTTTTATGTAAACTTTACTCTTAATGAAAACTTTGAGGAAACTATTAAATCTAGATACCGAGATATTTTTTCTTACGAATCCTTCAGTGAAGGAGAAAAATCTCGTATTGATCTTGCTCTTCTGCTTACTTGGAGAAATATTGCTAAGCTTAAGAATAGCGTCGATACTAATCTCCTTATTCTAGATGAGATATTTGACGGATCGTTGGATCAATCTGGCACATCTGACCTGGGGTGGATTCTTAGAAACTTTGATAGCAGCACAAATATATTTGTTATCAGTCACAAAGAAAATCTTGAAGGAAAATTTGATCGTACAATAAAATTCCAGAAAGTTAAAAACTTTAGTGTTAGTGAAGAATCACAATCCGAAACTGATTGAACTAAATAATTTTACTCCTTGAGGTATATTCTTATGAAAAAAACAATTGTTGTGAAATCTGGTGATACATGGGAGTATGATGATAGTCCTGAACTACAAGCAGCATTGGAGAAACTCCATGGCACAAGTCCCAAACTGGCAACACCACTCAAAGAAGGACCAAAAAAGAAAACTTAAACCACAGGCGTTACGACAAGCAAGAGCTCGTCGGGCCCAGTTGAAAAACCGTCTACAGATGACCTCTGGCAAACGCCAGGGGTCTTATAGTATGTGGACACACAGAGAGAGTTCAATGCTTAACCAAGAAGTCAGGGGCAATTTGGCACGACTGCTCGCTACAGAAAACCTTGTTGTCGAACACCGTCAGGTCAGCACTGCTAGTTTTGATGTGCTTCGTCGTGTGCTTACTCTTCCTCGCTGGGACAAGGCATCCAGTACCGTCTATGATCTTCTGGTGGGACACGAAGTCGGACACGCCTTGTTCACTCCTTCTGATAAGTGGGACTTTGATGTACCTAAAGATTTCATCAATGTTGTTGAGGATGCTCGTATTGAGAAATTGATGAAGCGTAAGTACGCTGGACTCTCTAAAGATTTTTACAACGGATATCAGGAACTGAATGACCAGGACTTCTTTGGTATTGCTGATGACGCTGTAGAAGAACTGTCGTTTATTGATCGTATCAATCTTCACTTTAAAATTGGTGCCTATGCTCGGATTCCTATCTCCGAAGGAATTGAAACTGAACTGGTAAATAAGGTTGCTGACTGTGAGACCTTTGATGATGTCTTGGTAGTCTGTCGTGAGATCTGTGCTTACGTTAAGAAGAAAGAAGAAGAGAAGCAGCAGGCAGAAGTTCCTGCTCAAGCACAAGAAGGCACTGGTGAGACCAGCAAAGTTTCTACCAGCGAAGATGCTGAAGAACAGAAGCAAGATGACTCTGCTTCAGACTCTCCTGAATCGGGAGATGATGGTGAGCAACCACAAGAAAGCGAGGTCGATGATAGTTCTCCTACTGGGGGTGAGTATAATGAAGAGAAGTCAAAAACTCAGCGTGCTTTTGATGAAGCTGCTGAAGAGTTAAATGTCGATCACAAATATAATGTTGATCCTGTTTATCTGGAACTCCCCAAAGATCTTGATATTGACAAAATAGTCGCCAAGTTTAGTGACTTGTTTCCTTACATGAACAACTTCTTCGACAAAGTAGCAGAAGCACGTCGTGAGCACTGGGGTGATATCTATGAGGGATCTGATAGTGACTACAAAGATTTCAAGAAGAGTGCTCAGAAAGAAGTAAACTACCTCGTCAAAGAATTTGAGATGAGAAAGTCTGCCGACTCCTATGCTCGGGCAGGACAATCTAAAACTGGTGTGCTTGATACCACTAAACTCCATACCTACAAGTACAATGATGATATCTTCAAGAAGATTGCCGTCCTTCCTGACGGTAAGAATCATGGCATGATCTTTGTCCTTGATTGGTCTGGTTCCATGAGTACGTACCTGATGGATACTATTAAGCAGCTGATGAACCTTGTGTGGTTCTGTAAGAAAGTCCAGATTCCTTTTGAAGTTTATGCTTTCACTTATGAGTGGAACAATGCTTTCCTTGGGGGAGATAGTTACGATGAAGATGTTGCTTATTCTCAACTTGAGTATTGTCACACTCCTTCTCATAACACGCTTTCCCCACATAAGCGATTTGGTCTCCTTAATTTGCTCACGTCTACTGTAAATAGTAAGGACCTGGATGCTGCTTGTCGGAATCTTTTCCGTCTCGCTAGGTACTACACTACTTCTAGTGTTATGTACAACATTCCTTTGGGTCTGGAGTTGTCTGGTACTCCTTTGAATGACAGCATCATTGCTCTCCACAAAATCATTCCCCAGTTCCAACGTAACACCAAGACACAGAAAGTGAGCGTCTGTATTCTCACTGACGGTGAGTCTGCTAACGTTAATTACAATGTGGTGATGGAAGGTGGTTACATTGGCAATCGTTCAGGTGGACGAAACTGTCACATTCGTGATCGTAAATTGGGACGAGTTTACCGCCACTTCGATGACAGTGTTAAGGATGGTGTTACTACTATCTTGCTGGAAAACCTTAAAGATAACTTCCCTCAAGTCAATCTGATTGGGTTCCGAATTGGTAATGGCAATGACTTTGGATATCTCCATCGTTCTTCTCAGGGATATACGAACTGGTCTGAAGACATTATCAAGCAGTGGAGGAAGCAGAAGAACTGGGTGTTCAATCAGAACGTTGGATATGATTCTCTGTACATGATCTCCAACACCACTCTTTCTGCTAGCACTGAATTTGATGTTGAGCAAGGTGCTAAGAAAACTGCTATCAGTAAGTCCTTCCGTTCCATGCTCAAGAACAAAACTGTCAACAAAAAGATCCTGTCCTCTTTCGCCACAGTCATTTCTTGAACTGTCCACTCTGCCCCTGACTCTGCCCCACTCTGCCCTACAATAACTACATCAACGAAATCAACCGATGCCTGCCAAGTCTGATCTCACCACTTCTCAACTCGCTTCTTACTTGTCCGAAAATTTTGGTAATGAAATTACTGCTGAGCATGTTCGTGCTGCCTGTCGTGAATTCAACGTCACGTATGCTACTGCTACTAAACGTATGGAACCTTACAAGATTGGTCGTGGCAAGTGGAACCTGACCATTGAAGAAGCACGGGAGCAACTAGAAGAGATGGTTGCCCCCTCTCGGGAACATCAAAACCTTGTTCCCCAGAAAGATGACACCTTTGTCCCTTTCGGTAACTTTTCTGACGTAAAGAAGATCATTAATTCTGGCATCTTCTATCCTGTGTTCATCACTGGTATGTCTGGCAATGGCAAGACTTTCTCTGTTGAGCAAGCATGTGCTGCTCTAAATAGAGAGTTGATTCGTGTGAATATTACCATTGAAACTGACGAAGATGATCTTATTGGTGGTTTCCGTCTTATTGATGGTAACACTGTTTGGCACAATGGACCAGTCATCGAAGCTTTGGAACGGGGAGCTGTGCTGCTTCTAGACGAAGTTGACCTAGCATCTAATAAGATCATGTGTCTCCAGAGCATCCTTGAAGGTAAGGGTGTCTTCCTGAAAAAGACTGGTCGCTATGTTCAACCTACTTCTGGTTTCAACATCATCGCCACTGCCAACACCAAGGGCAAGGGTTCTGATGATGGTCGTTTCATTGGCACCAACGTTCTCAACGAAGCATTCCTTGAGCGTTTCGCCATGACTTTTGAGCAAGAGTATCCTACTCCTGCTGTTGAAGCAAAGATTCTCAGTAAAATCTGTAACGACGAAGAGTTCGTGACTCGTTTGGTTGACTGGGCAGACATCATTCGTAAGACCTTTAATGAAGGTGGTATTGATGAAATTATCAGCACCCGTCGTCTAGTACATATTGTCAATGCTTTCAAGATTTTCGGTAAGCGAATGAAGGCAATTGAATCTTGTGTCAATCGTTTCGATGATGAAACCAAGGAATCATTCCTTTCTCTCTATCAAAAAATCGACGACAAAGTGGAGGTGTCTAATGACGAATGAGTTTCACGGTTACCGTGGCAATATCGCCCGTCTTAAAGATGGGCGATCTGTAAAAATCCTTGATGGTGAAGGTCTCAAACTTTATGTTCAAACAGTTGACGGTAAAGTCATTGAGTGCTATCATGATCAATTGGAGACCGTATTTTCTGAATAATATGACTTTCAAATATAATGAAGAAGAGCTCCTTAAAGAGCTCCGTGATTACGTTACTGGAACATACAATCAACATTACTCTGCTGGCAACAACAGCATTCAAACGTTGGATTTGATTGAAGCATGTGGAGATGCCGAAGCATTCTGCCGAAGTAACATCCTGAAGTATGCTTCACGCTATGATAAGAAAGGCACTGCCCGTCGTGATATCATTAAGATCCTTCACTACGCTTTGCTTCTTCTTCACTTCAGTGACAAAACTAACACCCGTGAGGAGTACCCTAATCGATGAGTAATATTACACTTTCCCAAGAAACCACTGATGTTCTAAAGAACTTTTCTACGATCAACGGATCTATTATGATTCGTGAGGGTAATGTGTTGAAGACAATCAGCGTTGGTGAAAACATGATTGCTCAATATACCTGTAACGAAAAGTTTCCTAAAACATGTGGCATTTATGATCTAGGTCAGTTTCTTTTGGGATTGAGTCTATTTCATAATCCTGCTTTGTATTTTGACAATGAAGAGTATGTAACTATTCGTGGTGGTCAACGTTCTGCTAAGTATTACTTTTCCGATCCAGACATCACTTTGAAGTCTGCTCCAGAACGTGACGTTAGATTTCCTGGTGCTGATGTTGAGTTTGTTCTTCCAGCTGCTGACTTACATCAACTTCAGAAAGCATCTGGAGTTTATGGATTGCCAGACATGTCAATTGTGTCAAGTGAAAACTTAGTTTCTCTTAACCTTTGTGACAAAGAAAACGATACTGCCAATGCTTACTCCCAAGAAGTCAAAGCAGTATCTACTGGAAACTATGAACTGTTTATGAAAGTTGAAAATCTCAGGTTGCTTCCTGGAGATTATATTGTCAAAGTGTCTAACAAATTGATTACCGAGTGGCGACATCAGTCTCTCGATCTTGTATACTATATTGCTCTTGAGCCTTGATTATGAAAAAATTTCTTTGGGTTGAACAGTATCGTCCCACTAAAATTGCTGACTGTATCCTTCCAGAGAATATCAAAAAGTCTTTCCATGGATTTGTAGAACAGGGGGAGATTCCTAACCTGCTTCTTGCTGGAACTGCTGGTATTGGAAAGACTACAGTTGCCAAGGCATTGTGTGAAGAGATCGGTGCTTCCTACATCGTCATCAACGGATCCGACGAGGGTCGTTTCCTAGACACGGTGAGGAACCGAGTCAGGCAGTTCGCTACAACAGTCTCCTTGACCTCTGGTGGCGCTCATAAGGTGGTCATTATCGATGAGGCAGACAACACTACTAACGATGTTCAACTGTCTCTCAGGACCGCTGTAGAAGAGTTTCATAATAACTGTAGATTTATTTTTACATGTAACTTCCCTAACAAAATCATCGAACCACTCCACAGTCGCTGTACTGTGATTGATTTCAAGATCAACGGTGACTCTGCTGTACAACTTCAGGGACAGTTTTTCGTTCGATTGAAGGAGATCTTGGATGAACAGAAAGTTAAATACGAGGACAAGGTTCTCGCTAAAGTTGTCAAGAGATATTATCCTGATTGGCGTCGTCTTATTAATGAGTGTCAGCGTTATGCTGCCTCTGGCGCAATCAACTCTGCTATTCTTGCTGATGTGGCTGATGTCAATATTGACAGTTTGGTTGCTTCGTTGAAGAATAAAGAGTTTACTGTTGTTCGTAAATGGGTTGTTGATAATATCAATAACGATCCTACAACAGTGATGAGAAAACTCTATGATGTACTCTATGACAAACTCAAGGGAGCATCTATTCCAGAAGCAGTTTTGATTATTGCTAAGTATCAATATCAGATTGCTTTTGTTGCTGACCAAGAGATCAATCTCTTGGCATGTCTAACTGAAATTATGATGAGTTGTGAATTCAAATGACAGTTAAAACTACACCAGAGAATGTAGCGGAAGCAAACGAAGGATTGTTTCGTGCTACAATGAACCTACCTCATGCTGCTGCTCATTGTGGAATGACCGAGCGTGAAATGAAGCACATCTTTCGTGAATATCTGAAGTACAATGACCCAGACTATGAAATCCTTGAAGACTCCCCTCAGGTATCCAGGCGGGAAGAGTCGTGCCCTGAGTAAACTCTTTCAATACATTCCTGACCTTAAGGACTACACTGAGTATCGTGAACCCTTCCTGGGTGGTGGTTCTGTAGCATTGGAAGTTGGCAAACGTTACCCACATCTCAGCATTTGGGTCAACGATTTGTACGAACCTCTTTATAATTTCTGGCGTGTTCTACAAGATCAAGGCACAGAGATGAAAAAAGATCTTATTCAATTGAAGAATAGACATTGTGAACCAGTTTCTGCCAAATTCCTCTTTCAAGAGAGTAAAACATATCTAGAAGTTGGTGAAGACAATTACTGGAAAGCATTGTCTTTTTACGTTGTCAATAAGTGTTCTTTTTCTGGTCTTACTGAGTCATCATCATTCTCCAAACAAGCAAGTGAAAGTAACTTCTCAATGAATGGTATTGAGAAGTTGACTGATTATCAGGCGTTGATTGGCAACTGGAAAATTACTAATTTATCTTATGAACAGCTCCTTACCGACAATAGAAAAGTATTTACATACCTCGATCCCCCCTACGAAATCGGAAGTAATCTATATGGTAAGCGTGGAAACATGCACAAAGGATTCGACCACGATGGGTTTGCTAATAGCTGTGATCGCTTTATCGGTCCTCAACTCGTATCTTATAATTCGTCTCAACTCATTCGTGAGAGGTTCGAGGGGTGGACAGTAGCAGAATTTGCACACACTTACACCATGAGGAGCGTGGGGAGTTATAATACAGATCAAGCGTCTCGAAAGGAACTGGTCCTTACCAACTATGAAGTGTGAAGTCAAACTCTATGTTGCTGGTACAGTCTTCACCGAGACTGTGATCGCTCGTAATTATCAGGAAGCTAGGGAGGTTGCCCTGGCACGTAACCCTAACGCCAAGGTGATGGGCGTGACCGCCGTATTTAAATAATGGAACTTAAAGACTATCTCTACAGCATCAATCAGTCTAAGAAGAATATTCTGGATGACAATCCAGAAGCAGAAAAAAAATATCCACCGTTTATTGTGAACAAATGTCTATCGTCTTTTACTGATAGTATTTTGTACGCTAACGAGATGAATAAAAATACCCATATCGATAACAAACTTCAATATGATTTCTTTATAAATAGCTTGAAACCTAGGAAACGTTTCACTCCTTGGTTACGTAAAGAGACTCTTGAGGATATTGAACTTGTCAAGCAATATTATGGTTATAGTCATAATAAAGCTTTGGAGGCAGTTAGAATTCTCACCAAAGAGGAATTACATCATATAAGAAAAGTATTGAATAAAGGTGGTATGAAATGACAACTGACATTGAAGTACAATGGCAACCTGCCGATATGGTAGAAGTATCTTTGGGGCAACCAGATGATTTCCTCAAGGTAAGAGAGACTCTCACACGTATCGGTGTAGCGTCTAGAAAAGAAAAAAAGTTATATCAGTCCTGTCATATTCTTCACAAGCAAGGTAAGTATTACATTGTACACTTCAAAGAGTTGTTCGCTCTAGATGGTAAGAATACAAATCTTTCTTCCAATGATTTACAGCGTCGTAATAGAATCATTCAACTTCTATCAGACTGGGGGTTAATTGGTGTTATTGATACTGGTAAAATTTCTGACGTTGCTCCCTTGAATCAAATTAAGGTTCTATCTTTTAAAGAAAAAGATGAGTGGACACTAGAAAGTAAGTATAATATTGGTAGAAAAAAACCGACTGAGGTATAAATAATATCGAGACCTTTCGTGCGGTCTCTACGAAAGTCGGAACACCCTATAAACTGTTACGGTTATCCCGTAGCAGTTTTTTTGTTGATGTATTATAATTATTAGTGGATGCCTAACGGGTCCAGATTAACTTCTCGCTTATTTAAGGAGACTAACAATGGCTAATAATACATTTACGTGGGATCTTTACTCCCCACACTTTGTGGGTTTGGATGATATTTTTCATCGACTAGATACATTGAGTCAGCATGATAAAAATTATCCTCCATATAATTTAATTAAATATGACATTAGTAATTACGAAATTCAAATTGCTCTGGCAGGATTTAAACCAGAGGAGATTGAAGTATCTACTGAATCAAACATTCTCAAAATTGCCACAACAGATGCGAAGACAGATCCTGAAATCGAGTATGTTCACAAGGGAGTCTCAAAGAGATCTTTCACTAGAACATGGCAACTGGGAGACGATGTAAGAGTAACTGATGTAGATTTTGAGGACGGTTTATTGTGTGTTTCACTGGAAAAAATTATCCCAGAACATCAGAAAAGAACTGTATATGAAATTGGGTCGAAGACAAGTAGACAGTTACTGACAGAATAAATATTGTCACAGGGTTGCTTGCCAACCCTGTATTTTTTTGCTATACTATTGAGGAGCATAATCTTACTATGACTGTAATTCAGATTATACACCTAGTTTCAGGTGAACATCTAATTTCTAAAATACAGGAAGTTAAAGAAGGTAATGAATCACTGTGTCTTAACTTGGTTATGCCCATGTCCATTGCTATGGACACACCTGTTAAAAGAGAAGAAAAACCGATTATAAGTTTCTATCCTTATAGTCCATTTTCTTCTTCGCCAGAGTTCAAGATTGCTTTTGATAAGGTTGTATCTGTTGGTAATCCATCTAGATTAATTCTAGAAAAATATATCGACGTGGTACAACCAACATATCCAGTTTTGACACCTGAAGAATTAGACCAACACATTAAAGAAAGAGAAAGAAAAAATGACTGAATCAGTTCAACCATCCGTTGTAGTCCTGAAAACAGGAGAAAAACTAATTACTTATCTTCAAGAAGCATTTGAAGGTGAGGGTGAAGATCGTAAAGGTATTTGCCTCGTTATGAGTTACCCTTACGAATTGTCACTCATCGCCGTTGATGAAGCTTCTGATGCTCCTGAAATGGATCTTCAAGTTAAGTACAGTAAGTGGTGTCCATATGCTCTTGAATCTCAATATCGTATTCCTTACGATGTTGTTATGACTATTGGTACTCCAGATCCAGGTCTCGCTAACGCTTACAAAGCTAAGGTGGAGTCACAGATGCCACCAGAAGAGACTACCGAGCAACCTCAGGAAGGTGATGCTATTGCTCAACAGCAAGCTGACATCGCTGCTGCTGTTGCTGGCGCTTCTGTCCCCGACAATGCTGGTGTGGGTGCCGATGCTACTGCCACTATTGCTCCTTCTCCTGTAGAAGTAGTATGATCAAACTGATTAAGTTTGATGGGCACTGGCTCGTGGCAGAGATTGAAGAGATCCCTGGTACTGAGTTCGGTCAACCCGACTGTATGCTAAAATACCCCTGTGAGGTGAATGAGGATGGGGCAGTGCCCTTTCCTCCTTACAGTGACGACAGAGAACTGACGGTTCGTTCAGAAAGCATTACTGTTATTGCTGAACCTAGCGACATGTTCATGGCACTTTATTATGACCTGAAAGACAAAGAGACGGAATGAAGTTTTACACCAGTGTTCAACAGTCTGGGAACACTATCCTGGTTCGTGGTTATGATCATGGTCGGCAGTTCAGTGATCGGGTAAAGTTCAACCCGACACTATTCTTGCCTACCGAGAAACCTTCTGAGTGGAAGACACTCGATGGCAAACGTGTTCGCCCTGTTCTTCAGGGTACGATCAAAGATGCTCGTCAGTTTGTTGACACCCACAAGGAAATGGAAGATTTTCCTGTCTATGGTCAGACACGATACAACAACCAGTACATCCTTGAGGAGTATCCTTGGGATGACATGAAGTTTGATATGAATCTGATTCGTATCTTTACTGTTGACATCGAGACTGGTGCTGAGAATGGTTTCCCTGACATCGAGACTGCCGATCAGGAGATTTTGCTGATCTCCTTAAAGGACTCTCACACTGGTCGTATCACTGTGTTTGGTTCTCGCCCATATGAGGCGACAGATCCCGACGTGGACTACCTTGAGTTCCAAACTGAGGTGGGTCTGCTGAAGGCATTCCTCCACTTTTGGATTTCTAACTTCCCCGATGTGATCACGGGTTGGAACGTACAACTGTTTGATATCCCGTACATCATCAAACGTATCGAGCGTGTGATTGGGGAGAAAGAATCCAAGATGATCTCACCTTGGAAGAGTATTCTCTACCGTGAGATCTACATCAAAGGTCGTAAGCAGATTGCCTATGACATTAGTGGCATCTCCTGCCTTGACTATCTGGAACTGTATAAGAAGTTTACTTACACCAACCAAGAGTCCTATCGTCTGGATCATATCTGTTCGGTAGAACTTGGTGCCAAGAAACTTGATCACAGTGAGTACGATACTTTCAAAGAGTTCTATACCAAGAACTGGAAGAAGTTCGTGGACTATAACATCATTGACGTTCGCCTGGTTGACCAGCTGGATGACAAGATGAAGTTGATCGAACTCGCTATCACTATGGCATATGATGCTAAGGTGAACTTTGAAGATGTCTACTCACAGGTACGTATGTGGGATAACATTATCTACGTATATCTTTCTAAGAAAAACATTGCCATTCCACCGAAACGTGAAAGTAGAAAAGATAACAAGTATGCTGGAGCTTATGTTAAAGAACCGACTCCAGGCATTTATGACTGGGTGGTCTCTTTTGACCTCAACTCCCTGTACCCTCACCTCATTATGCAGTACAACCTCTCGCCAGAGACGCTTAAGGAGAATAGGCATCCTACTGCCACGGTAGATCGTCTTCTTAATAAAGAGATTGAACTGTTTGATTTGTGTGGTCAGACTCTGTGTGCTAATGGTACGTTCTACGATACTAATAAGCGTGGGTTTTTGCCTGAACTGATGGACAAGATCTATCAGGAACGCACCATTTATAAGAAGCGTATGCTCAAGGCGAAGCAGGAGTATGAGAATAATCCCAGTATTGAACTCAAGAAAGAGATCGCCCGCTGTAACAACATTCAGATGGCACGTAAGATCCAACTGAACTCTGCTTATGGTGCCATCGGTAATGAACACTTTCGTTATTATCGACTTGAAATTGCTGAAGCAATTACTACTTCTGGACAGCTCTCTATCCGTTGGATTGAGAACCGTATGAATGAATACCTAAATAAACTGCTACAAACGGAGGGTATTGATTATGTCATCGCTAGCGATACAGACTCAATCTATCTTAATCTTGGACCTCTTGTTGATAAATTTTTTGGTGCTAAGTCTAGCGACAAAGCAGCAATTGTTACCATACTTGACAAGATCTGCCAAGAAAAACTGGAACCTTTTATTGAACGTTCATATGAAGAACTGGCAACGTATGTGGCGGCGTATGAACAAAAAATGAAGATGAAGCGTGAGAATATCGCTGACCGTGCTATCTGGACTGCCAAGAAGCGATACATTCTCAACGTGTGGGACAGCGAAGGTGTACGCTATGCCGAACCTAAGATGAAGATCTGTGGTATGGAAACTGCCAGGTCTTCTACACCAGCATTCTTCCGAGATAAACTGCTCAAAGCATATGAGATTATTATCAATGAAGACAATGATACGCTAATTGATTTTATTGACAAAGTAAAACAAGATACTAGAAACGAAGATTACTTAAACATTGCTTTCCCTAGAGGTGTAAATGGTCTTAGCAAATACAAGTCGGCGGCAGATATTTATTCAAAGGGTACTCCTATTCATGTCCGAGGTGCATTACTGTACAATTACTACGTTAGCCATAATAAACTTGATCATAAGTACCCTCTTATCCAAGAAGGAGAGAAGATCAAGTTTCTATACCTCAAAACTCCAAACCCAATCCAAGAAAATGTGATATCTTTTTTCCAGAATATTCCACCCGAATTAAATTTATCGAAGTATGTAGATTTTAATAAACAATTTGACAAGTCATTCTTTGAACCGCTAAAGAATGTGCTAGAATGTATTGGTTGGGATTACGAGCGGTCTGTTTCACTCTTATCGTTTTTTTAATTATGAGTTTTTTAGATACTGTTATCAAAGATAGCAAGAATGAGTATGCTTCATTCGTTCGGGATGGCATTGCTGCTGGCGACATTGAATCTTATGTTGACACTGGCAGCTATATGGTTAATGCCCTCGTTAGTGGTTCTATTTTCGGAGGTTTTCCTTCCAATAAAATTACTGCCTTGGCAGGAGAATCGGGCACGGGCAAGACTTTCTTTTGTCTTTCTGTCGTTAAGTCTTTCCTTGATAGTGATCCTAATGCTGGAGTCATCTATTTTGAAACTGAGTCTGCCATTAGTAAGCAAATGATCGAGAGTCGTGGCATTGACTCCGATCGTATGATTATCATGCCAGTAGAAACCATTGAGGAATTCAGGACTCAGGCAGTACGGGTTGTTGACAAATACTTAGAACAACCTAAAGACGAGCGTCAACCGCTCATGTTTGTGCTAGACTCCCTTGGGATGCTCACTTCTTCCAAAGAGATGGAGGACATTCAAAACGATAAGCAGGTTCGTGACATGACGAAATCACAGCTTATTAAAGGTGCCTTCCGAGTCTTGACTTTGAAACTCGGTAAGGCAAACATTCCAATGTTAGTCACTAATCATACCTATGACGTTATCGGATCTTATGTCCCTACGAAAGAAATGGGAGGTGGAGTGGGCCTTAAATATTCCGCCAGTACCATTGTTTTCCTTTCTAAGAAGAAAGAAAAAGACGGAACCGATCTGGTCGGAAACATTATTAAGTGTGAGGCGAAGAAGTCCCGTCTGACCCGTGAAGGTTCTAAAGTAGAAACCCGACTATTTTTTGACCAGAGAGGACTGGAGAGACACTATGGATTACTTGAGATGGGCGAGCGAGCAGGGTTGTGGAAAAATGTTGCTGGACGTTATGAGATTGATGGAAAGAAAATCTATGCCAAAGCAATCCTCAAAGATCCAGAACAATATTTCACTCCAGAAGTTCTCCAAAAACTAGATAAACAAGCACAAAAAGAATTCCTCTATGGCACAGATGACGACTGAGAAAATTGAATCTACTATCCTCAGAAATCTTCTGACCAATGAATCTTTTTATCGTAAAGTAGTTCCCTTTGTTAAACCTGAATATTTTGAGGAATATCATGAACGCATTATCTATGAAGAAGTTTGGAATTTTGCTAGTACGTATGATACTGTCCCGACTTCGGAGGTTCTTATCATTAACCTCCAGGATCGTAAAGACATTACTGAAGAGTCGTACTCGGAGGCGGTACAAACTCTCAAGTCCATTGAGGAAGTCCCTGTCGAAAACCAATGGCTTCTTGACACCACAGAAAAGTGGTGTAAAGACAGAGCAATCTACCTCGCCCTACTTGAATCGATCAAGATTGCTGACGGAGGTGAATCGAAAGTATCAAAGGATGCGATCCCCAGTATCCTACAAGAAGCCCTGGCAGTATCGTTCGACGAACATGTAGGTCATGATTACGTTGAGAACGTAACTGAACGTTATGATTATTATCATAAAGACGAATCTAAAATACCTTTTGATCTTGAAAAATTTAATCAAGTGACGAAAGGTGGTTTGCCCAATAAAACATTGAACATCGCTCTAGCGGGCACAGGCGTAGGTAAGTCTTTGTTCATGTGTCACATGGCAGCATCATGTTTACAGCAGGGCAAGAATGTCATTTACATTACTATGGAGATGGCAGAAGAAAGAATTGCTGAACGTATTGATGCTAATCTCCTGGGTGTTAACATCAAAGATATTGGCACTATTCCTGAACAGATCTTTACTTCCAGGGTCGCTGAGATTGGTAGGAAAACTCAAGGTCGCTTGATCATCAAAGAGTATCCTACTGCCTCTGCTCATTCTGGACATTTCAAATCACTTATTAATGAGTTGTCATTGAAAAAGTATTTTAAACCAGATATTATTTTCATTGACTATCTGAACATCTGTGCTTCTTCACGATATAAAGGACACATTGTTAATAGTTACACATATGTTAAAGCGATTGCTGAAGAGCTTCGGGGTCTGGCGGTTGAGCATGATGTACCTATTGTATCTGCCACTCAGACTACTCGTAGTGGTTATGGTAACAGTGATGTGGATCTTACTGATACTAGTGAGTCTTTTGGTCTACCTGCTACTGCTGACTTTATGTTTGCTCTTATCTCTACTGAAGAACTTGAACAGTCTGGTAGGATTATGGTTAAACAACTTAAGAACAGATATAATGATCTCACATTCTACCGTCGCTTCACTGTTGGGATTGACAGACCAAAAATGAAGCTGTATAATGTAGAAGATTCTGAAGGAGATAATATTCTTGATTCTGCTGAAGAAAACACTTACGAAGCATTAGAAGATGCTTCATCCAAACAATCCCGTATAGATAAATTCTCTAAATTTGTAATATGACTATTCATTTTGAACGCTATGAAGAGTTTGTGGCAGAAGTTACTTCTGACTGCTCAACGAACTTTGTTGACTTTGCTGATCGTATTGGCGAGTTGGATCGTGAGGGTGCCAATATTGAGCGTCTCCTTACTGCTGGTGTTGGGATTAATGCTGAAGGTGGTGAGTTCCTTGAGATCATTAAGAAGATGGTATTCCAAGGTAAGCCTTGGAACGACGATAATCGAGAACATCTTATTATTGAGTTGGGTGATGTCATGTGGTACGTGGCACAAGCTACCAAATCGCTTGGCGTGACAATGGAAGAAGTTCTTGATCGTAATATCACCAAACTTTCTAAGCGATATCCTGAAGGAACCTTTGACGCTTACTATTCCGAAAATCGTGCTTCTGACGACCGATGAAGTTTACACAAGAAGATCTTTGGGAAACCATCAGCACACTTGGGTGGGATACCAACGATGACATCCACATTGAAATTGGTGGTACTCAAATCTATGAGATTGAAGGTGCTGGCACCAAGTGGGCACCTGTCAAAGGCACCCGTAAATATAATAAAGATGCTTTTATTGTAATCAAAAACAGATCAAGAAATGTATAGTCTTTGGATTCACTTGGTAGCATTTTTCCAAGTTGTCGTGATGAATTGTATTCAACCTGTCAACTGGAAGTATTGCTATCGAGTGGACCAGTGGTTAATACCAGAAGTAGTTGAAGGATATAAATTGTGGACGGGAGAAAAGCATCCATATCAAAATGAAAAAGAATATCTAAAAGACCTCCTCTAAATACTAGGGGAGGATTTTTTTATGGCAAAAATAACAAAGGACGAACTTAAAAAAGATAAGTATTGGCCTGTCTTTCTAGATAAAATAAAGAATAATGTTCCCTTTGTCACGGAAACTGGAAGTTCTGTTGTTATTGATAGTAAAGATACTAGGTGGTCTGGTGTTGATACCTTCCAGGAGTTTTATGCTCTATTTACTAAAGGTAGTTCTATGATAGTTCCTACCAGCAAACCAAAGGGAACTATTCTTGTTACTAAATTATCGAAAGATAATATAAAAGCTGCTGGCACTGGTGGTGGAGCAGATGCCAAGACAACTGCTGTACAAGAAAGAGGATCTGCTTACATACTACAGCGTGTATTAAAAAACAATAAAAGATATAGTTCTGCTGATGATATCAGAAAAGATACCCAAGCATATAGGGCACTTCTGACTATTTGGAAAAAAGAAAATATTGCTTGGGATGATTCTTGGTTAGATGATTATTACAAGCAGCAGAAGAGAATGCTGGTTGAGTATTCTAATCCTAGATTCACACAATTTATCCGTGATGGTGGATTCATGGATTGGATTACTAAGTTAGTTAGAACCAAATATCAAATTTCTAAAAAAGATAACTGGAACCCTGCTGATATTTGGTTGATCAAGGATCAAAACAAAACAATCAAAATGATTCAGGGCTTAGTTGATGGTGGTAGCACACAAACTTTGGAAGAGTTGAATGCTATTCTTCGACAGTTGTTTCATGATGAGATTGTTGTTGGTGTGTCACTAAAGAAAATTTCTGGTAAAGAAGCCTACTTTGAAAAAGTCAATTTAAGTAAGGCAGATTTTGAATCATACAAACAAATGTACTACGAAATTAGTAGTATGAAATGTGATCTTTCTTTGGGTAAAGATAAGAAAGGTAGAACATCTTTTGGTACACAAGACTCTAGAGTTTTTGTTGACTCGGAAACTACCACATATAATTTTCAGATTAAAGCAAATGATAGTGCTGGGTTCTCTAACCTGAAGTGGGAACCAACAGCAAAAGGACAGGCAGCTGCTCGTCTCGGCAAGGCACCAGTTGACATGGTACAAAAATTATTGATCGACTATAGGGTCAGGTATGACAATAAGAATGGACAGTATCCAAAGAGTCTGACGGACTTCGCCAAGGTACGGGATGACTATGCTACAATAATCAAGACACTGAGACAGAAGGGAGTCGAGACAGAGGTTGATGATGATGCTGCTCTCAACAACATCGATGTTGTTATTGGCAATCCAGCAACTGCTCACGTCGCTAATTCTAAATTGATGCAACTTAAGTTCCTACATATGCTAGTCGGCATGGAACCAGAGGAACGTAATAAGTTCATGACTGACATGACATTCCTCGCTCAGAAGAAGGGCGAACGTTTCGGTCCATTTGGAAAACTTTACTGATGTCTAAGAACACTCACCTTGAACACTTAGAAGACAGCATCCTCTTTGACGGTAGTCAAGGAGCAAAAGATGCTTTTATGTTTTTGGATGAACTTGCCCAGACATTCAGTGGCAAACAAAGGAATACATTTAAAATTACCACTAAGTGGGATGGTGCCCCCGCTATTTTTTGTGGCATGTATCCAGGCACCAAAAGATTTTTTGTAGGCACCAAGTCTGTGTTCAACAAAAATGCTAAGATTAATTTTAGAGACACTGACGTTGATGTAAATCATGGTCATGCTCCTGGTCTTGTTTCTAAACTGAAAGATGCCCTGAAATATTTTCCAGACCTCGGTATCAATGGGGTAGCACAGGGTGATCTTCTGTTTACAGATGACAAGAAGTATGAAACAATTAACGGAGAAAGGTGTATTACTTTCACTCCTAACACGATTACATATTCTATACCAGAGTCCTCTGCTCTCTATGAGAAGGCAAATAAGGCCAAGATCGGAGTTGTCTTTCACACAACGTATAGAGGGAACAGTGTTGATTCTCTGTCTGCTACTTTTGGTTACGATATAAATCAACTCAAAACATCAGACGATGTGCTTGTACTCAGTGCCGAGACGGATCAACTTGGTAAAGATGTACTCCTTACCAAGCAAGAAGTTGATAAGTTAAAGAGTATGAAGAGAGCATCTACTACTCTGGTAAATCAATCAGCATCATTTCTAGATAGTGTAGCAGAACAGATCGAAGCAAACGATCAGTTAACTGTAGGACCACGACTCAAGATCTATTTCAACACGTATGTCAGACAGGGACGACGAGTTAGTAGTGCTTCTAACTTTGTACGTGATTTTAAAGAGTATTTTGAGGGGGAAGTGAAGAAGGCGGTGGATAAAGTTAAGACACCAAAAGCAAAAGCAGGTAAACTGAAAAAACTGTATGATGGCATGGATTTTATTGAAGCAAATGAGACTGCTCTTCTTAAAACAGTAGGTCTATATACTACATTACAGCAAGCTAAACTGCTTTTTATTCGTAAACTTGAGAAGGGTGAGAAGATTCGTACCTATCTGAGAAGTGAAAATGGTTACAAGGTGACCGCTCCAGAAGGATATGTTGCTATCCAAGAAGACTCTACGGCAGTCAAACTGGTGGATCGTTTACAGTTCAGTGTTGCTAACTTCAACGTATCAAAGGATTGGGTTGACGGGAAATGAGCAGAGCAGTCTTTACTTTTGGTAGGTTTAATCCTCCTACTATTGGACATGAGAAGTTGATCCAAGCAGTTGCTAAGCAAGCTGGACGGGACGACTACCTTGTTTTTACCAGTCACTCACTGGATAAGAAGAAGAATCCTCTTAAGTCTGATGTGAAAGTAAAGTACATGAAGATGATGTTTCCAAAACATGCCAATAATATTCAATATAATACTGATATCAAAACACCTATTCATGTGCTACAGCATTTACAAGGAACTTATGAAGATATTACTATGGTAGTGGGAAGTGATCGTGTACCTTCATTTACTGGTATGTTGACAAAGTATAATGGTATTGAGTATACTTTCCGAAACATTGATGTAGTTTCTGCTGGTGATCGTGATCCCGATGCTGATGGTGCCGCTGGTATGTCAGCAAGTAAGATGAGAAAAGCAGCGGCAGAAGCAGACTTTGTTTCTTTTCAAACTGGTATTCCAGATACATTGAACATCGAACAGAAGATGGAATTGTTTATGGAAGTCCGAAAAGCAATGGGTATTAAATGAAAGATTTTAGAGATATTAAAAAAACAGCAGACCAACAACGCTTTAGGTTGAAAGAAGTTTATCAACCAGGAGATTTGGTTTTCAATACTAATACGGGGGAGAAGGGTAGAGTACATCGTGCTGGACCTAACTATGTTATTGCTGTTACTGAGAGTGGTACAATGTTTCGTGCCTGGGTATGTGACATACGTGAAGTACAAGAGACTATAAATAAAGAAAGGAAAAGTAGTATCTTTACAAATAATGGAACGTCAAAAACCAACGACTGATATCAAACATAACGATGATTTCTCTAAAGCTCTCATCGAATCGTATGGTCGCTGGATGAGCGGCGGTGGTTTTGGTCAGCATCTTGTCGAGGAAGGTATTCCTGCTGAGCAAAAGCAGGGACCTGAGTCTCCTGCTAGAGAAGGTGGCGCTGACTCTTCAACATCTATCCCCGATCTTTCTGGTAAGGAGGAAAAGAGTGATGAAGGTTCCAAGGATATTTCAGCAAACGCTGGCGCTCCTGACCCCGCCACTAATCTACGTGTTGGTACTGGTATTAAACAGTCACATGGAGCAGAGATTAGAGACACCACGAAGGTGGTTACGAAAGAGTCGTGTGACACTTGCTCTTACTGTGGAGGGAAAGGGTGCTCCCGCTGTGAGAAGGAAGATAAGAAGGATATGAAGAAAGAGACTGTTGAGTTTGAACTTAATGGCGAGACATTTATCTTCGAGAAGAAGAATGCTGAAGGTAAGGAACAAGGTCTTGACGGCAAAGCTTGCTGGAAAGGTTACAAGCGCATGGGCACTAAGAAGAAGGGTGGCAAGACTGTTGACAACTGTGTCAAGGCAGGATTTGAACCAGAAGGTGAAGAGATCACTGAGAAGAAACTCGATCCCGTTGGCAAGGAAGACAAGGACATCGATAACGATGGTGACCACGATAAGTCTGACAAGTATCTCCTAGCACGTCGTAAGAAAGTGGGTGCTGCCATCGCCGCTAAGAAAAAGATGAAAGAGGAGGCAGAAATTCAGGGAAAAAAGTGAAGTCGGCATCTGTCGAAGTAATGCCTAGCATTGAAGACGGTGCCCCTAAAGATAAAGACGAGAAGAAGAAAACTAAAAAGTATATTCTCAAAGCTCTTACTTCCCAACAAAAAGAATCTGTTGACTTGGAGGAGGTAGCGCCCCCTGGAAAAAAGTATGAAAGGATGGTGAAGCATATTAAGAAGAACTATCCTAAAGAAAAAGAAGGAATTGCATACGCTACCGCTTGGAAACATAAGAACAAGAATAAATAGTTCATGCACTATGCCCTAAGATCATGCTCTCCTTTCTACTCCCACTAGCATCCAAAATTGTAAGTGATGCTGTTGCTAAAATTCCTGATAATGAAGAACTCGGTGAAAAACTAGTTGAACTTTGCTTAGTTATCCTTAAGAAAGCTGTTTCTTTAACCAAGACTACCATGGATGATGAACTTCTTGCTGTAGTTGAGAAGGCAATTCTCGCTAGAGAAGATAACCCTGCTGCTGAAGTAGCGGAAGAAGCAGGAGAATGAATAATAAATCAAGGGGACTAAGGTCCCCTTTTTTTATAAATACATAATAGAAAAGTAGTCCCCTGGAGATCCAATGTCCCTTTACGGAAGAACGGACAGCGATGACAACAAGGCCAAAGCTGGTCGTGGTGTATCGCCTTCGTCCCAAGCAAAAGAAATTATTTACATCGATGAAACTGAGGCAGCACTAGAAGCAAACAAGGAGCGTGGTCTTAATGCTCCTGGTTGGTGGTCTTATTACACCTTTACTGATGTAAGTGGTAACACCCGTCACAAAGCAGAGCAACTAGTATTCATTGCTGGCGGTGACACTAATGATAATGAAACCCAGGCGGATGATTCTCTTGCCGCTGACCTAGAAGTCCTCATTACCATTAACAGTTCACCTACTACTCAGGCAGTTACTGTTGGTGATCCACTCGCCTTGTCGGTTGACGCTATCGCCACTCCTCCTGGAGATGCTTCCGTTCTCACCTATCAGTGGCAGAAGAAGTCTGGTAGACGTTGGGTCAACATTGGTCTTGATCAACCTACATATGATGTTGCTACTTATGCCGAGGCAGACGCTGGTTCTTACAGAGTCAAACTCACTTCTACCAATGGTGCCAAGGAAGTCATTTCTGATATCGCTGTTGTAACAACTGCCGAGTGATAGGGGATGTTATTTGATGAATTGACCCATGAAAACTGGGTAATGTTTGCTATTAAACATTATGATAATCCTACATCAGTTACATATGCTGACTTTGAAGAAGATCTAAATAGAATTAAGTACATCAAAAGATTACTCCGTCGTCATCAGACGGCGGGTGAATTAAAAACACATTTGATTTTAAATCATATTATTGTGATGTATAATGTATTTGATGACGCTGCTACGCCAATTCTATTTTATAAAATAGAAGCGACGTACTGGCCTATATTAAAAGCATTCATGCTCTTTTTGAATAGGTTGCCCGAAAGTTTAAACGTCGATGTTGATGAAGAATGTCTAAAGTCACTGAATCTAATTTAAATGAAATGATGGCAGGAGATGGTAGCGGTCTTTCACTTCCACCTGCTTTTGTATTTGTTAATACTAAAAAGAAAAGGACTTATAAAAATTCTGATAAAGTAGACGGAAGAACTAAAGGTGCCAAATCTATGCTCTCTCGTATCACAAAACGTAAGAAAATGAAAGAACAAGTAGAAGAAACAATTATTTCTGAAGCTGTGCCCTCAGAAACTGAGAGAGCACAAAAGCAAATCGGTCAGATGAAAAAACTGAACCGTGCTAAGGATCTTCAGAAGAAGCGTGATGACGCTAAGAAGAAGATGCAAAACAAGTCCAAAGAAATGGACACACTTATGAAGGCACGTCTTTCTGATTTCAAAAAGAAAGCAAGTGACCAAACTAAGAAATTGAAGAAAGAAGAAATTACCATGGACAACACTATGATTATTGAAACTACTGATGCTCTTGAAGTTGCTTTGAATGTTGCTACTTCAGAACTAAATCCTAATGGGGAAACTTCCTTTGCTAAGATTACTTTTGGTGATGGAACCCAGCAGAACCTAGACAGTTTCTCTGCTAAGCGTATCGCTGCTACCTATGCTCAGTTGGATGAACCCAAGCAACAGCAGTTTCGTTACATGCTTAACAAAGACGCTGCCACTTATCAATCTGCTTTAGATTTCGCTATTAGGAATAACTAACATGGCGTTCGGTCTTGGTAAAATAGCGGTCCTTGAAAGCAAACTCGATATTTATGAAGACCTATCAAAAGAGATGCTCGACAAGCTTGAAAAGGCAGTCGGGACTATCTCAGAAAACAGTAATAAGATTGCTATTATTTTGGAGCGCCATGAAGGACGCCTAGATGAAAGCGAACGTGCCGACAAGTTGATCCTCAATATGCTTGAGGAGTTGAAAGAACGACACGATAAAGATACAGAAACTATCCACAGTAGAATTACTGCTGTTCAGAAGAAAGTAGACACTAATGCTAAGTTTGTGATCGGTGCTGGTGCTGTGCTTGCCACCCTTGTGGCAGTGTTACAAGTGGTCCCACCTATCATCAAAGTCTTGACACCACAGGGTTCTTCTGCTATGCTGCTTCCAGCAGAATCTATTATTCGTGAGCTTTCTTGATACTAAGTATATTAATCTTGTATCTCCACTTCTTAATAAATTTGTAAGAAAAAACGATCGTACTTATAACTTTCGTTGCCCTTACTGTGGAGATTCTAAGAAGTATAAAAATAAAGCTCGTGGATATTTCTTTCAGATTAAGAATGATTATGTATTCAAGTGCCACAATTGTGGTGTAGGCAGGACACTTACTAACTTCTTGAAAGATCAAAGTCCCATGCTCCATGATCAGTATGTTATGGAGAGATATAAGGAAGGACTTACTGGGAAAGGAAGTCAAACTGCCGAACCTAAATTTGACTTTAAAACTCCTGTATTTAAAAATTCTGATGTAGTTAATCTTACACCCATTTCTGAGCTAAATAAAGGACACCCAGCAAGACAATATCTTGAGCAACGAAAAATTGAAGAGTTAGAATTATTTTATTACTGTCCTAAATTTAAGGACTGGACTAATAGACAGAAGAAAACATTTGATACTCTTCGTCAAGATAGTGCCAGAATAATTATCCCACTCAAGGATAAAGATGGTAACATGTTTGGTTACCAGGGAAGATCTCTTGCTCCCAAAGCAAAGATCAGATACATCACAATTATGTTGGACGAATCTAAACCCAAGGTGTATGGGTTAGATCGTGTTGATTCATCGCTACCTGTATATGTCACAGAAGGACCCTTCGACAGTCATTTCCTTACCAATGCTATTGCTATGTGTGGTAGCGATGTTGACCTCCGCTCTTTTGATTATCAGTTCGTATACGCCTTCGACAACGAACCACGAAGCAGAGAGATCGTTGCTAGAATTGAGGCTACGATTAAGAGAGGAGACAAGGTAGTCATCTTCCCAAAATCTATTAAAGAGAAAGACTTGAACGACATGGCACTCGCTGGACATGATGTACAATCTCTGGTAGAATCGAATACTTACAGCGGACTAGAAGCACAACTTAAACTGAACGAATGGAAAAAAGTATGAGCATCAACGTTAAAAAGCGAGATGGTTCAATCGAACCGTTGAACCTTGATAAGGTTCATAAGATGGTTGACGAAGCATGTAATGGACTTGCTGGAGTGTCTGCTTCTCATGTAGAGATGAACTCTGGCATTCAATTTGAAGATGGCATTACTACTGATCAAATTCAGGAGATTTTGATTCGTTCTGCTAGTGATCTAATCACCCTAGATAACCCTAATTATCAGTTTGTTGCTGCTCGTTTGCTTTTGTTTGGTCTTCGTAAGCAAGTCTTTAATAAAAACGTCTGGAAAGACGGTATGCCTACAGTATATGACGTGGCACTTTATAATGCGACAGTAAATAAAGTATATGATGAAGAGATTCTAGATAAATATAGTGATGAGGAGTGGGTTAAGATTAATTCTTGGATTGATCATGATCGTGACTACCTGTTTACATATGCTGGACTACGCCAAGTAGTTGATAAGTATTTGGTTCAAGATCGTTCTGGTGGGGAGTTATATGAAACTCCCCAGTACATGTATATCATGATCTCCCTGGTGCTCTTCGCTGATTATCCATTAGCAACTAGACTCGATTATGTCAAAAGATACTACGACGCAATCAGCAAGCACAAAATCAACATCCCCACGCCTATCATGGCAGGGGTTAGAACTCAGCTTCGACAGTTTGCTAGCTGTGTTCTTGTTGATTCTGATGACACCCTCGATAGCATCTTTAGTTCTGATATGGCTATCGGGAGATATGTTGCACAAAGGGCTGGCATCGGCATCAACGCAGGTAGAATCAGCGGGATCAACGCTACGATGAGAGGGGGAGAAGTTACCTACACGGGTGTTGTATTATTCCTCTCAATATTTGAGTCAACTGTCAGATGTTGTACACAGAATGGCATCCGAGGTGGATCAGCGACAGTACACTTCCCCATCTGGCACCAAGAAATAGAAGATATTATTGTTCTTAAGAACAATAAAGGGACCGAAGATAACCGTGTAAGAAAACTTGACTACTCAATCCAAATCAGCAAACTCTTTTACGAACGTTTCATCAACAACGAAGACATCACTCTCTTCAGTCCACACGACGTTCCTGGTTTGTATGACGCTTTTGGCACTCCTGAGTTCGATGATCTCTATCGCCAGTATGAATCTGACGGATCAATTC